ATGTTAAGAAATACCGTGCCGGATACATTGATATCAATGCTAATCTTGGATTGAATATTCGTTATGAAAATGACAACATGTCTGGTTATAATCCAGATCGTTGGGTTTCACTTGATTCATTGAATGAAGATGGTTCTGGACGTTTTGGTCGTCATGCTCAACGTGCGGTAGTAGTTAGTGCAATGAAGAGTTTGATTGATACCAACTCAGCAGTTCGTGACACTGATACTTTAGTGTTTAACTTGATTGCTACTCCTGGTTATCCAGAAGCCATTCAAAATATGATCGCATTCAACGTAGATCGCGGACAAACGGCATTTATTGTGGGTGATACTCCATTCCGCCTAACTCCAACCGGAACATCATTAGCAGCATGGGGCAATAATACTGCCAATGCATTTGACAATGGTGATCAAGGTGCTGTTAGTTATGATGATTACATGGGTATGTTCTATCCAAGTGGTTACACTAATGACAACACTGGTAACAGTATTGTTGTTCCACCTAGCCACATGATTTTACGTATGATTGCAAATAGTGATGCCAAGAGTTATGTATGGTTTGCTCCAGCTGGTATTCGCCGTGGTGGCATTGACAATGCGACTTCTGTTGGATACTTGGACAATCTTGGAGAATTTAAGACAGTAGCATTACATGAAAGTCTACGTGATGTTATGGCTACAATTAAAGTTAATCCAATTGCAACCATTCCCGGTGTTGGAATCGTAAATTATGCTCAATATACACGTGCTAATGCAGCAAGTGCCATGGATCGTATCAATGTAGTTCGATTGATCGCTTATTTGCGTCGTCAATTAGATATTTTAGCAAAACCATTCTTATTTGAACCCAATGATGCACAAACCCGTGCTGAAATTAAAGCGGCAGCAGAGAGTTTGATGTTGGAATTGGTTGCACAGCGTGCGCTATATGATTACTTGGTTGTTTGTGATACCAGTAATAATACACCAGCGCGTATTGATCGCAGCGAGTTGTGGATGGATATTGCTATTGAGCCAGTAAAGGCAGCAGAATTTATTTACATCCCATTGCGTATTTTGAATACTGGTGCGATTGCTGCAGGTAATCTTGGGTCAAACGGATAATAATTAAAGAATAAAAAGGAGCATTTATATGCCAATTTCAAGTTTAAACAATTTTTCAGTGCCATTGGGCAAAGACGGTAATAGTGCAAATAACCAAGGTTTGCTCATGCCAAAACTGCCATACCGTTTTCGTGTACGGTTGGTTAATTTCGGACTTGGTGCCGATACTACAGAAATGACCAAACAGGTTATGAATGTGGGTCGCCCAGTAGTTACTTTTGGTGATATCAAATTACATGTATATAACAGTACTGTAAAATTACCAGGAAAGCCATCATGGTCCGATATCGAGTTGGTATTGCGTGATGATGCATCGGGTCAAGTTAGTCGCAAAGTTGCAGAACAAGTACAAAAGCAATTTGACTTCTTTGAACAAGCGAGTGCATCTTCAGGTAATACCTTTAAATTTACTACTAATGTGGAAATTTTGGATGGTGGTAATGGTGCTTATGATCCAATCACGTTGGAGAACTTTGAATTGACCGGATGTTATATCAAAGTTGCGACATACGAAGGTATGGACTACAGTAAGGATACAGAGCCAGTAACAGTGAAATTATCAATCTCTTACGATAACGCCACTCAGTTAACCGGTGTTAATGGTTTGGTTTCTGGAATTGGTATTGCTGTTGGTCGCCCAGAGGGATTTGTTGCCACTGGTGGTTAATTTACAATAAAGTACTAACTTTAAAGCCCAGAGTAAAATCTGGGCTTTTTTGTTGACATAAATAATGTTATGTCCACTACATTAAACAACAATCAAGGAATCGCTGCTAATAATAGTCCAACTGGAGAAACGGTTCAGTTGAGAAGTTATCAGCATGCTAGCAGACTTTTTGGGGTTGATGAAGATCTTGCTAGAATGCCCAAACTTGGGTTTTTGTACTATGTAAAATTCAATGTAAATCGCCAAGCGGTTTATGGTAACAATCATGTAGACAAAAACAAACTTGAAGTGGGTTTATTGTGTAAAAAGATTGATCTTCCCAAGTTTGAATTGACTACAGAAACAATAAATCAATATAACAGAAAAACGTTAGTTCAAACTCAAATAAAATATAATCCAATCAATATAGATTTTCATGATGATAACAGTGAGATCACGACCAGTTTATGGACTGATTATTATCAATACTATTATACCGACAGTAATCAAACGAATGCTGCGTTTGGTGATACAAAATTCGGAAATCAAGACTACTTGTACGGACTAGATGCTTATCAGACAGCACCATTTTTTAATAGTATTGATGTGTATGTACTGCATCAAAAGAATTATACCAAGATTACACTGGTAAATCCAAAAATAACTTCATGGAAACATGACCAATTAGATGCGGATCAAGATACAAAAATAATGACCAATTCTATGACAGTTATGTATGAAAGTGTTAAGTATGCAAAAGGTCAGATTAAAGCAGGAGAATCAGATAGTGAATTTACTACACTATTTTATGATAATACTCCCAGTCCAATTTCAAACGCTGCTAACAATGCCAATTCTCAAAAAGATGCATCTGGAAAAATTCCAGGAGAACAAGCATTAACTGGAAAACCGCCTCCCGGTGCAACAGTGTTTACAAAAAATGCACCAGCCGGTCGATTACCTGGGATTGATCCGATGCAATTGGCAAAGTATAACTTACAACAACAGAATCTTGGTGGTGTATTAAATAGAAATGCTGGAGCAAACCAAATTAATCAACCGGCTTCAATTGGGCAATTAGTGTTGGCTGGTCTGGGCATTGCTAATTTGCTAGGCGTAAAGCTTCCGCAGAGTAAAAATATTAATCAAAATACGATTGCCAGAGCAGTGAGTATCTTAAAATTATGAACAATTACAGTAATATACCGCCGACTAAACCTGTTAGTAATACTAGCGGGGATTATACTGTTCAGGCATTTGATGCTTATTATAATGTACCACTTGAGTTATCGGCAAGTACCTTAGACGCCATGACTGGATTTTTCACAAGTCGTGGATTTGATGATATTGCAGCCCAATCTACAGCAGTCATATTGATCAAGCAAGCCAAAAATGATGGATATAATCCTATGCAAATATTGGACACGTTGGCTGGGTTATCGTCTTCCGAGATTTCATTATTGGTATCTGAAATATTAAACTATAACAGATTTAAAACCAGTTTCTTAGGATATGCATTGGCATTTTCTCCCAATGAACTAGTGCGTAGGAATGTTATAGCATGAAGTTTGCTCAGGGAATATATACTCCTAAAAACGTAGAAAAGTATGTTGGAAAAAGTTTACCTAGATATAGAAGTAGCTGGGAAAACTTGTTCATGCGGTTTTGTGACAATAACCCCAATGTTATTCAATGGGCTAGTGAAAGTATCAGAATTCCTTATAAAGACCCGTTGACCGGAAAGAGTACTATCTATATCCCTGATTTTTTAATTGTTTATATAGACAAAAATATGAAACAACATGTTGAAATGATTGAAATCAAACCAGCCAATCAGACATTGAGGGAAAATGTAGGAAAGAATCCTTACAATCAGGCCCAATATATTAAAAACATGGCCAAATGGGAAGCGGCAAGCCATTATTGTAAACAAAGAAATATTAAGTTTAGAATCATCAATGAAAATGATTTATTCCATAGTTGAGAAAATTAATAAATATATAGTTAACTACTGGAACTCCAAAAATGACCAAACGTCTTGAAGATTTATTAAATTTACCATCCGCTCCTGAGCCAGTGATCGTTCCAACTCAGGAAGATAATATTGAACCACCAGAACCCATTCGATATGAGGCGGCCATGGAAGAGTTTGATAAGATTAGTGCTGCTTTGCCTAATGTCAAAGGGTTAGGTGAGATTAGTGATAGTGAATTTGATGTTTTAGCAAGTAAAGCCGAACAAGCTTATGATGATTTGATGGATTTGGGCATGAATGTAGATGCTAGATATGGTGCCCGCATGTTTGAAGTGGCGGCTACTATGCTAAATGCGGCAGTTGCGGCAAAGAAGGCCAAGATTGATAAGAAATTAAGTGTTGTGGAACTACAATTGAAGAAATTGACCATAGACAACAAGGCCAAGGATAAGGGCACTGCCAATCCAAGTGATGCCATGGTTGAAGGACAGGGTTATATTGTCACAGATCGTAATAGCATCATGGCAAAATTGAAAAAGTTGAATAAATAAATCATATGAAAAACTTTAAAGAATATCTCGCAGAATCAAAAAAGACCTATGACTTCAGAATCAAGATCGCTGGAACATTTGAAGGCGAACAAGATTTGAAAACTTTGTTGGGTCGGTTTTCCGTGGCCAGCTTCAAGAAATTGGCTGAGACTCCTATTCAAGAGTTGCCATTGGATTTCCCACAAGTGAAGAATTGCCAAGTGCATATTTATGAGATCAGCTTGGACTATCCCACCACTCAACAAGAATTGACTGAATATTTGAGTGCTGGATTAAGCGTGAACCCTAGTATGATAGCTGTTCGCCGTCCCGGTGAACCTAGTGAAGAGTACCAAACTGAGACTGAGCCACGTACAGGTGCATTATTGGACGATCCAACTTATAAAGAAGCCGGTGACCCACAGTTTGAAGATTTTTATGGTGACAAATATAACAGTGGATTTGTCAAAGAATTGAATGATGTTTTAAAGTTGCAGCGTCGTGAACGTGGTGAAGAAATCCCCAACCCAGGTGCGGCAAAATTTAACACTGATAGTCCTGCCAATACACGTAGCCCATTAGAGCAGGCTCCAGACCCAAGGAAAAAATAATGAAAATGATCGACGTATTAAAAAGACTAGCAGAGTTGGATTCTAATAATCCTAATGTTGTCACACCAAATGCATCCAAACCAAGTTCTAGTTTGAAAGAGTGTGGCAGCATGGGCGGCATGATGCAACCATCACAAATTCCAGCATCATTGACTATTAGTGCTACTGCTGCAGATGGTGCTGAAGTAAGTGGTATGCTGATGGATATTATGAAATTAGCTGGTGTACACAAAGTTGACCAATCTGAATTAGGTATGGAGCATGATCCAGTCAAAATTACCATGGAGCCTGTCATTGCAGCCACTCCAGAAATTCATGGTGAACCAGAAATGGGTGACATGGTTGGTATGATCGACCGTATGAATGATGATGAAGAATCCGAAGAAGAAACTGATGAAGGAATGTGGGATAATTCACCCGATGAAAGCATTGAAGGATATCATGCATTTCAAGATCACGGTGATAGAAAGAATCCAGCAGCGGGCGGGAATGTTAAAAAAGTTAGCGGGACAAGTACCCGCATTGGGACTGAGCCCACCGCCACCGTGCGAGAAATGGAAGATATGGAAGCACAGCTGTTCGCCGAATATCGCCAATTTGTATC